AGAATTATTATAATTTTTTTTAATTAAACAAACCAGATACATGAAAAATCTGAATGAATTACTAGAAGCTAGAGAGGCTCTAGACAACAAGACTGCTGATCTGCTTACTATTGTAAGGGGTTCAGATACAGTTGAAAAACGTGAACTCACAGAAGAGGAGAGCACGAATTGGGAATCTTTGAAAGACGAAAAAAGATCGTTGGACAAACAAATTGAATTAGCAAAAGAGATGCAAGCAGAAGAAAGAATCTTAGCTAGAAAGGCGGCACCAAAGCAGCCGAAAAGAACACCAGAGCAAAAACTAGCGGCGGATATGTCTGTTGTGCGTGGTATTCAAAATCTAATGAACAACAAGCCATTAGAAGGTGCAGAAGCTGAAGCACACCAAGAAGCACAGAACGAAGCGAGATCAATGGGTCTTAATTTTTCTGGAAACTTTCAAATTCCATCTGTAGTAGCTAGAGCAAATACTGCAACTGGAGCAACAAATGCTGGTGGAGTATCTCCATTGATTAAAGATGATGTTTCTGAGCTTGTGCCGTTCCTTACTCCAAAACTATTTTTGGAAGAATTAGGTGCTACAATGATGAGAGGTTTGCAGTCAAACTTTAAAATTCCAATTGGTAACACTTTGACACAAGCGAATTGGGCAACTGAGACGGCAGCAGCTACAGAGTCAACTCCAATCCTTAGAGAAGAAACGGCAAGTCCAAACAGATTAGCGGCTTTCACTAAATTTTCTCGCCAAGCATTACTTCAGCCAGTAATTGCAATTGAAAATATGGTACGTGAGCAACTACTTGGAGCAGAAGCAAGAGCGGTTGAATACGCTGCGGTAAATGGTTCTGGAACTGGATCAACTCCAGAAGGAATATTAGTTAATTCAGATGTAAATACTGTTACAACTGGCGGAACTTTGACTAGAGCGCATCTTATAGCAATGAGAAAAGCTATCCAATCAAATAACGCTGACAAAGGGACAATGAGTTATCTCACAAATCCAGATGTTGAGGCTTACTTGAATGGTCTTTTACTTGATGCTGGAAGTGGAAATTTTGTTTGGCCTACTGATATGCCAGAAAAATTAATGGGATACAAAGCTTGTACATCTACTTTAGTACCTAATAATCTAGGCGCTGGAACTGATAAGTCATCAATTATATTCGGTGATTTCTCAAAATTATTCATCATGCAATGGGGCGGACGTTCTATTTCTGTTGATCCTTACACTAGCCTAAAAGCGGCGCAAGTTGAGGTTGTATTAGATTCATACTACGACATAAAAGTAGTAGAGCCAAAAGCATTCTCAATAGCGGTTGATATAACTGCATAAATTTTTGCAATTGATAGCGGCATCGTGGAATTATCTGCGGTGCTGCTATTTTAAAAAATAAAAAAATATGTTTTATAAAGCATTAAAAGGTTTGACTTGTGAGCCATACAACCGAGCAATAACTGCTGGATGTGAATTTGATAATGGTGTAGAAAAACTTTCTAAAGATTTAATTGACCAGGCTATTTCTGAAAAGAAAATTATTCCGGTACAGAAAGCGGCAAAAGTTGAGAAAGCAAAACCAAAAACGATAAAGAAGAAAAAATAAATGGCAGCTACAAGCACAGATATAATCAATCCAATAGAACCGGTATCATCTGATTTTATCAAAACTCACATGAGAATTGATACAACAAACGAAGATGATAATATTGATAAGTTCATTAAATGGGCCAGAAAAGCGGTAGAAAAGGATGGAAATATTACGCTTGTACAAAAGTCTGTTAAGATGCAATTTGAGCATCCGGTAACAAAGTATTATTTGAAATTTGATACGCAAGAAACTGCAATTGTATCAATGTCTTATCTAGATGAAGATGGGTTGCTTGTAGCGGTAACAGATAGCGTTTTGCACAATAATTCTTTACCTAATTATGTGGTCGCTGATATTCCAAAATTAGGAACAGACATAAAAATAGAATACCTAGCTACACCAGCGCCAGATCATCCAATTGCCGCAGCGATAGTTGAAAAATTGGTAATGATGTTTTCGTATAATGTCAAAGTGAAAAAGGAAGCTGGATTAGCTTATAAAGAAATAATTGATGAACTAGGTGTAAAGTTTTTTAATTAGATGATGCAAACGGCAGAAAGAGAAATGGACAAGCGCATCCAAATAGTACCAATGGTGGAAAGCGTAGTTGAGGGTCAAGTGACTAGGGCAAAAGGCACACCAGTTAACAGATGGGCGAGTATGTATCAGCAGATTGGAAAAGAGATGTTGGAAAATGGGAAAACAACTGGAACGGATAGAATTTATTGGACATTAAGAAAAGATACGACACTTTTTAATATTACTGGACTTGTGACTTATAATAGTAAAGATTATGAAATTACTTCTGTTCGTGAATTGGACAATTACACAATGCAGATAATTTGCTATATTAAATTTTAAAAATGGACTATATTGTAAAACATATCACTAATACTTTGATAGCGGCTGGAGTGCCAGCTACTAAATATATTGTTCCGCAGAATTATGATATAGCTGCGGCAGATTATAAAGCGGTGACAGTCAATTCTATATCTGACGAAGGCGATGGAACAAAGGACACAATTGGGCATGAAGATAAAAGCCATACAATTAGGATTGATATTTTTACAAAATCGGCAAGTGATAAAGATGTAGTATATTACGATGTAACAGATGCAATTGTAACAATTACAACCTATAGTATTAGATACTTAGAAAAAGTTGATTTGTATCACGAGGACGATGATATGTATCATCAAGTAATTGAATACCTTGTAAAAGAAAAATAGATGGCTAATACAATAAAAGATATTGGATTACAAATTAATGTGATTAATAATAAGTTAGCAAGATTGCCAAAGCATCTTAAAAAAGCAAAGAGGAGAGGACAATTATTAGCTGGTAGAAAAATGGTTAAAGAAATAAAAGTCCATGTTCCAAAAGATACTGGTAATTTAAAAAAATCTGTTGGAAGAATAATGGGTTTAAAAAGAACAAAAAATACTTTTATCGGCATAAGAGGTGGTAAGAAATATAAGAACGATGGATGGTATGGTAGATTAGTTGAATTTGGTAATTATGGAAAAAGTGGAACACCATTTTGGGGTAAAGCAGTTAGAGCGGCAAAACCAATCGGAGCAGCGATTTTAACGTCAGCGGCAAAGAACGGATTTGATGGTTTTAAAATAGAAAACGAAAAATAATATGGAATTCGTAAAAGTAAAATTGATAAAAAGCTGGGGAGAAAATGACTATTACAAAGCTGGAAATGTTGTAATAGTTTCAGCTGATGTAGGAAAAATGATGACAGAAGGGCCAAACAAATATGGTCATTTAATAGATAACGATAACGACAAAATCTTAGATGAATACTTTTTATCTAAAGATGAAGAAGAATAATTAACAACTTTTTTTTAAATAATTTAAATTATAAAATAATGGCAGTACAAGATGGTAGAGCACTAAGAATCAAGATCGGCGGATCGGTGATTGCTCTTGCAACAAGTTGCTCGTTGTCTATAACTGGCGACACTTTAGAAACGGCAACAAAAGACGATACTGGAAAGTGGAAGTCTAAAGTATTAAGCGGATTATCTGCAACACTTACTCATAGTGGTTTGCTCGGAGTATTACATTCAGACTTATCAGCGCATTGGGCAAGTTTAACGGCTGGTACAGAGTTTTCTTGGGAATTTACTGATAGTGTAGCAACACACAATAAATTTTCTGGAACTGGATTCTTTTCTGGATTAAGTATTGAAGCAGCAGATTTGCAAAATGTAACAATTGAACTTCCAATTGAAGTAACTGGAGAAGTTACATTGGCAGCATATACATAATAATATTTCCCAGACATCAATTTGGTGTCTGGGTATATTTTAACTTTTTAAAAATTGCAAAATGAATACAATATTGATCAACGGAGTTGTTAGGCCGTACAAAAAAACTAACAGAGCTTTAAGAAGATTGGAGGCAAAAGGCATCGATCTAACTGGTTCAAAAAACCAAGTTAATCTTATGATTCACCTAGCTTATGAAATGGTAAAAGAAGGACATTTAGTTTCTAAAGATTTAGAAAAAGGAAAATGGACTATGACATTAGAGCAATTTGAAGCGTATGATGCTGAGGAGGAATTTATCCAAGAGATAACAGAAAAAGGATTAGCAGACGAAAAAAAGCCGCTTTCCTCTTATCCGGAGAATGGCGTGAATGTAGTTTCGCAGAATTTGACAGACGAGGGGATATTGCAGACGATACCGAAAGCGCCGCCAAAAGTGGTATAGATAGATTGTTGATTTCTGCTATTTCTGCTGGAATTTCTGTTGAAGAATATGACACAATGGATATCTTAGAAATAGCATATACAATTGAAGGAAACAAGGAGCGAATGTACAATGAGTTGTATTACCAAAGATATATGACATGGATACAGATGAAGCCACATATCAAAGAAAATACTTTAAAAACTCCGCAAGAATTGTTTGAATTGCCGATAGACAAAAAGCCAGAAGTAACAACTAGAGCGGATGTTGAAAAGATGCAAGAAATGTGGAAAGAATCAGATTCTAAGAAGTGGGATAAAATTAAAAAAGTTTTTTAAATAAATAAAGATGGCTGGCAAATTAGGTAATTTAATAATTGGCATAGGATTAGATTTAAAAGGATTATCTAAAGACTTAAATAGAGTTAGCTATAAACTAAATCGGCAAGCTAGTAAATTAAAAAGTGCTGGGTCTGCTATGAGTTCAGCAATAACTCTTCCTTTACTTGCTATCGGTGCGACTGGCATTAAGATGTCTTTGGACTTAGAAAAAAGTCTAAACAAAATCACAAATCTTGTTGGAGTAAGTTCTGGAGACTTAGCAAAATACAAAAAAGACTTAGTAATAATCAGCAATGAAACTGGCAAGAGTCAAACAGAATTAGCCAAAGCATTATTTGATCTTACATCTGCAGGATTAAGCGGAGATAAAGCATTGGCTGCATTGCGTAAATCAGCAAAAGCCAGCGCCATAGGATTAGGAGAAACTCAAGTTGTAGCAAGTGCGGTATCATCTGCAATGAATGCTTATGAGTCATCAAGTTTAAGTGCTGCAAAAGCGACAGAAGTATTAGCATCAACTGTTCGATTTGGTAAATTAAGCGCCGAAGAATTAGCGCCGGCTATTGGTCAAGTATTGCCGATTGCATCAGCGATGGGTGTAACCTTTGACGAGGTCGGAGCAAACATTGCGACATTCACGAGATTAGGTATTGATTCAAAACAAGCCGCAACTGCTTTAAAATCTTTATTGTCTGGATTTAGTGGAGCGGCTGGAAAGAAAGCTGCGGATGCTTTAGATAGTATTGGTTTATCTATGGATGGAGTTCGTAAGAAAATCAGAGAAGATGGATTACTTGCAACATTAGAAATGTTAAATGAAAAGACTGGTGGCAATGTTGAAACATTATCTGCTATTATTCCAAACA